AAGTGATGCGGAACTAAGTATAGGCATTGCTTGGCAAATGACAAGTAATATATTTTAATCATTGCCTGCATTGTGATAGATTCCGCAAATGGCACATAAGGCTACATTACTTAGGTTGCGTCCTGAGATACGCGAGATGCTCGACAAGCTTGCGGCAGATCAGCGTCGAAGCAGAGTAAGCATCGTTGAGGCGGCAGTACGGGAATATTACCGCAGCAGAGAGAGTACAGAAGATAAACTTAGCAGGATGATAACTAATGCAAAGCTTTGAGTTACCAGAAGCCCCGAGGATAAGGGAAGCGAAGCCGATTGATCGGAGAATGTATTCAGTAGTGCCGATCAGGGCAGCGAGTGACAAGCGGCTGAGAGCTACAGCATGGCGAGTATTGGTTAGCGTATGCAGCTATGCGAACAGGGCAGGCCTCTGCTGGCCGGGATATGAAAACCTAGCCGCAACCCACGGAGTAACTCGGCAGGCAGTAGGCAGGCAGATCAAGAAGCTTATCGCTTACGGCTATTTGCAAAAGGTTAAGAATCATTCATGGGGCAGGACAGCGCAAATACTCAGAGTTATCTATGATGAAACATTGTCTGATAGGCAATTGCTTGAGCGCATACCCTTCGAAGAGAAACCGCCGGGGCATCAGTGGAAAGTGTTAAAAGATGCGGAGGAAGAATTTAACAATCCCGAACAAATGGGGACACACCAAGAGGTTGCTATAACGGCAAGCAGGAAGGATGAGGGGGAGCTAGTAACAAAAGCATATATAGCAAGATGGATATCTCTCAATCGTCAGGCAGGCTTTAGCAGGTTAGCAACGCCTGAGGATGAGGTAGTCATTGCTGAGTTAGCAGCGGCAGGGGTGACAGTGCCTGTACTTGATGACATCGTGAGGGCTGTCCTTGCTGCTGTAGCAGGGACTAGCCGTGAGCCGCCACATAGAATCAGTGCATTTAGGCGGCAGGCTATCGATGCCGTATCGAAAGAGGACCATGCTCCCCCCTTACCGTAGGTATGTGGGCGTGGGTACTCCGCTCAATTTTTCCCAGCTTTTTAGCCGTTTGCAGGCTGGTTTTTGCCGAGCGGCAGCCGAGAAACTGCTGCGATGGCCTTGTTCCACTGCCTTGTTTATAACGTGACGGCCCGGAACCGAGGGAGGTTTAGAACTTTTAATTATATAAAATGGGGAGTCTCGGTTCCTCTGGGCTGGGTGCTGGCCCGGCAGTGGTGAGGTTGAGGCTAGGTACCTCACGGGGTGGACGATAGAACACCTAACCCATATTTTTTTATGGGTAGAATCCATTGCTGGATGCTTGCTCTTGTTTATCTAGGCTAACAGAGGTGTCAGTCTCTGCAAGAACTATGTGTCCCGATATTCTCTACCTGATCCCATCCGGGGGTATGAATAAGGAGTACCGTCCTATTCGCCACGTTTATTCCCTTGGTCGCAAGCTACCTACGGGAGGGCTGGGTCATAGCCCCGAAATGAAGTATAGTGGATGAGCAGAATACTGCAAATAACTTTTAGTAATCTCTTTGGAGAGCCATATGAACTACGGTAACAAGCCATATGAATTGCAGGATGACAATGGGAATTTGTTTAAGAATAAGAAGAAGGGTGAGAATAGCCCGGACTGGTCTGGGAAGATAAAGTTGAACAGCCAGTTGTTTTATTTGTCTGCGTGGGAGAAGAAGACGAAAACTGGCGATGTGTTCTTTTCGGTAAGGCTTGGGAAGATGGTACCAGCAGAACCTAGTCAGCATAGTATAGATAAGGGCAATGGGTATGCCCCCGGCGATAGGAAAGACACGCTGGATGAGGAAATCCCATTCTGATATATTGACAGGGGGAAAGCGGATTTTACTGTTCGGCATATGCCCCCACGCGGCAGAAGTTCAGTAATGGAGCGAGTACCCATCCTATAACCCCAAGGGGAGCCACATGACCTACCTGTTAGCAATATCACTAAGCCTGCCACCGCCAGATACTTTAGAGAAGTGCTTCTGGCGACACTACTGTACGCTAGAGAAGTGCGTCAGTTGCTCAATCTGCTGTTATGAGTCATCCTGTATGAAAAGCTGTTTCTGAAATACGGGGGAAAGCTGTGTCGATCATTAGTAGGTCGTCAAGGGTTACAGTGAGTACCCCACCCGATATTTTGGAGTATGCCCTGCGACTAGCGGGGTTTAGCCCAGCCGCAGGTGGCGCAGGTTTTTTTTGTTTGTTTTTCCCTGCTAACAGCGGCAGTGTGGAACCGGCCCCTATACTGGTGAGACTACACGGACACCTCGGAAAGACGAGGATCACCCTAAAAGACTATGAGCGTAAGCAAACAAATACCATCGATTAAGAACTGGGGCGGCGTTCGCAGAATCCAAGAACGATTAGGCGGCTCCACCACCATCGCTAAAAACAGAGAAGCAGTGGCCTATGCGCTGCTGACCATCGCTAATACCAAGTTGACCGACATCATGGAGTGGGATGAAACCGGCAACATTAAGGTCAAAGCCAGCAAAGACATCCCTGAACACGCCCTGCAAGCTATCAAGTCCATCAAGGTCAACGAACGCTACGACAAAGAAGGCGGGTGCGTCAGAACACTAGACATCGAACTGTACGACAAAGTGGGTGTGCTACGCATCTTAGCCAAAGCCTCTGGCCTATTGGATACGGTCGAGGATTCCGATAAACCGAGCGTGATCGGCATTAACGTCAAAGCCCCTGAGATTATCGACGCAGAGGAAGTCCGTGAGCAAAACTAAAGAAGCAGGTACCAAAGAGATGCCCGTAACTGGGCTGAACTTAGACTTTTCCACCAGCCCAATGGTGTGGAAGTTCCTGCAATCCAAAGCATTCGTTCGTGGAGTCATGGGGCCAGTAGGTTCCGGCAAGTCATACGCCTGCTGCGCTGAGATCATGATGAAGGCCGTGCAGCAAAAGCCTTCTCCGATTGACGGCATTAAGTACAGCCGCTTTGCGATTGTCCGAAACAGCTACCCGATGCTGAAAACAACGACCATCAAGACATGGCTCGACCTGTTCCCAGAAAATACCTTCGGGCCACTGCTATGGACACCACCGATTACCCACCACATCCGACTGCCTGCGAGAGAAGGTGCCGCTGGAATCGACTGCGAAGTCATCTTCCTTGCACTGGATCAGCCAAAGGATGTCAGAAAGCTGCTGTCGTTGGAGTTGACAGGTGCATGGGTCAACGAGGCACGGGAACTACCCAAAGCCGTCATCGATGGACTAACACACCGAGTCGGACGATATCCGACTAAGCGTGATGGTGGGGCAACTTGGCACGGCATCATCATGGATACCAACCCAATGGATGACGACCATTGGTGGTTCAGACTGGCAGAAAAGGAGAAAATGAGTGGGGCGTTTAAATGGGAGTTCTTCAGACAACCCGGTGGAGTCGAAGAAGCAGATGTTGCAGAACTTCCAGAAAATCCTGAAGCTAACGATTGCATCTATAGTGCAGGAAGGTGGTGGAAAAAGAATAGCAAAGCTGAAAACATCGGCAATCTACCAGCAGGCTACTACCAGCAAATGCTCCTTGGAAAAAACCTAGACTGGATTCGCTGCTACGCCGAAGGTAAATACACTTATGTGCAGGAAGGCAGACCCGTCTGGCCTGAGTACGACGACAACATGATGTCATCCGACTTGGATTACGACTCCAGCCTGCCCATCCACGTTGGCCTCGACTTCGGTTTGACCCCAGCCGCCGTCATCGGACAGAAAACAGGCGCAGGTACATGGAATATCCTGCACGAAATCGTTACCTTCGACATGGGCCTTGAGCGTTTCGGCCAGCAATTACTGGGTGAACTGAACGCTAGATACCCAAAAGCCCAAGTATTAGTGTGGGGCGACCCCGCCGGTATGCAACGTGACGCTATCTACGAAGTCACTGCCTTCGATCACCTGCGAACACTGGGTTTACGAGCCCAACCTACCCCCAGTAACGACTTCAAAGTACGTCGGGAAGCCGCAGCCGCACCCATGCAACGCCTAATCGGCGGTAAACCCGGCCTGCGTGTGGACAAATCCTGCAAACTTCTTAGGAAATCCCTAGCCGGTGGCTACCATTTCAAGCGAATCTCAGTCGGCGCAGGGCAAGAACGCTTCCGAGATGCACCCAACAAGAATGAACACTCCCACGTTGGCGACGCATTCGGGTATTTGCTACTAGGTGGCGGCGAACACCGCAGAATGACCAAGAATTCCCACCTGCCTACAGGAACTTTCACCGCACAAACCATCGCTAACAGCGACTTCGATGTCTTCGCATGATTGCCTTCGACTTAAACGAGCAAGTCCGTCGCCCCAATGGGGCGATTTTTATGCCCTACGCCCCAGACCATGTTAGTTACATAAATACTAACAACAAAGACATCCTCTGTATTGGGGATAGCGTTTCTCGTGAGCAACTGGTAACGGCTCAAGCCAACATGGGCGAGGCCACAACCGTCATGATCCACGGTCAACCCGTCGGCGTGTTCGGCATGGTGCCACTTTGGCCGGGTGTTGCCGAGATGTGGTTCATCCCAGATGAACGTCTACGCGCCTATCCTATATTCATGACCCGTGGCGGCAGAGCATTTATGGATATATGCGCGATATCCTACGGTTTACACCGGCAACAGATTACAGTAAGGTGCGACCACGAAGCAGCGGTTAAATGGGCGAATGCTATTGGATTTAAGCAAGAAGGTATCTTAAAAGCCTATGGAACCGATAAGGCTGATTTCTACATGATGAGCATTGTGAGGCAAACATGAGCGGATTATTTGGCGGTGGCTCAGATCGGGCTGTCCGCGCACAAATGGAACTACAGCGCCAAGCTAATGAGCGCGAGTCGGCACGGATTAAAAAACAAGAAGACGATATTGCTGAACTGAAAACAGAAGAAGCGATGCGGATGCAAGCGCAAGCCAGAGCTAGACGGCGTGGCGGTCAACGCGCATTGCTGTCTGCCGAGCGCATGGACGCAGAGGCGGGTATACCACAATTGGTTGTAATGGAATAAGGAGCTAATCATGAGCGGTGTAGCAAAAGGCGTTGGAAATGTATTTGTAAAAGCAGGTCAGGCTTTAAGCGGTAAGAAAAAGGCTGCACCTGCTGAAGCAGCTATGTCAGCACAGGCCGCAGCGCCACAGCCAGCAGGCGCTCAAGCTGCTGGTTCTGCTGCTGCTAGAGTAGCGCCACCAGAAGAACGTGCGATTGCTTTGCGTCGTCGTCGCGGTTCTCGCGCATTACTATCACAAGAGCGTGTCAATGCGGAATCTGGCCTTGGCGGTGAAATGACAACGCTCGGAGGAATGTAATGGAAAAGTCCGACAAGATGAAGAACAAAGTCACGAAGGTGATGCGCGAGTACAAAGCTGGCAAGCTGAAATCATCGAGCGGACAAAAGGTTAAGTCACGCGATCAGGCTGTGGCGATTGCTATGTCCGAAGCTGGATACAAGCAGAAAGGCAAGTGATGAAAGAAGTCTGGGATAAACCACGCCCTAAAGACTTGGGCGAACCAAAGAAGCTTTCTCCTATGCAGAAGAAGGCAGCACAGATGATGGCAAAGAAAGCTGGCCGTCCGTACCCAAATCTCGTGGACAACATGAGAGCCGCTAAAGGGAAATAAGATGCTAAAGATTGAACTTGAAATGGGCGATGACGACGAAGAAGAGATGAAGAAACCGTCAGCCCTGCAAAAGAAAGTGGCGCAGATTATTGCCAAAGAAAACGGCAGGAAGAAGCCCAACAAAGAAGACATGATGCGGGCTGCGAAAGTAGACGAGGAAGAAGAAAATGGCGACTAGAGCATTGCAGTTCGTGTCTGGCGATAGACACGCAAGGATTTACAAGTGGGAAGGTCTTCTGCAAAACGACGATGGTGCCGCGCTTCAGGTCGATGAATTCCACCACATCACAATTCATGGCTTCGGTAGCTTTTCTGGTAGCGCAAACCTCAATATCCTCGGCTCGAACAGCGGTACAAACTTTGCTGTTACTAAGAAACATGACGTTGGATCAATGATCCTGACGGCTGACTCGATAGAAACTTTGCTAACAGAGCCACGGTTTATTAAGCCATCGATTACTTCTGGTAATGGAAGCACGGATATTGATTGCTGGGTGATCTTAAGGACTGACGGGACGACATGAGTAAGCTGAAGGACCCTGAAGGTGGTTTGACAGCCGCAGGCCGAGCGCACTTCAAGCGTAAAGAAGGCGCAAACCTAAAGCCGGGTGTCAAAGGCGCAGCCGATACGCCAGAAAAGATGCGGCGTAAGGGGTCGTTCTTGACGAGATTCTTTACCAATCCGTCTGGCCCGATGAAGAAGCCCAGCGGAGAGCCAACTAGATTGGCGTTGTCAGCAAAAGCATGGGGCGAACCAGTGCCAAGCGACCGTTCTGCCGCAGCAAAACTGGCAGCAAAAGGCAGGGCTTTATTGAAACGATACGAAGCGAGTAAAAAATAATGGCTTACTCAGTTGAAGAGATCATCAAGCGTCACAAGACCGCACGGGCAAAGAAAGAATTGTTCCGCGATTTGTACGAAGACGCTTACGAATTCTGCTTACCCCAGCGTAACCTCTACGGTGGGGAATACGAGGGCAAAAGCCCCGGCCAAAAAAAGATGGCACGGGTGTTTGACTCGACCGCAATCAACTCCATCCAACGGTTTGCGAACCGGATGCAGTCTGGTGTCTTCCCGCCACAGCGCAAGTGGTGCCGCCTAGAGCCGGGTCCTGATATTCCAGATGATCGTCGCTACGAAGCGCAGGTTGCACTCGACCAGTACACAGAGAAGATGTTCGCTGCCCTAAAGCAGTCGAACTTCGATATGGTCATTGGCGAGTTCTTGCTGGACCTGTCCATCGGTACCGCTGTCATGATGGTGCAGCCGGGCGATGATGACAATCCGATCAACTTTACCCCTGTGCCACAGTTCTTGGTGAGCTACGAGGAAGGTGCGAACGGTCAGGTAGACAATGTTTACCGCATGATGCGTATCAAAGGCGAGGCAGTCTTCCAGCAATGGAAGGGCGCTAAAGTTACAGGTGACCTTGCCCGGATGATTCAAGACAAGCCGACTGATGATTTCGACTTTGTTGAAGCTACCATCTACGACTATCGCCGTGGCGAATACCACTACTGCGTGATCCATGAGCAATCAAAGCAGAAGATTTATGAGCGTCTGCTAAAGCGTAGCCCGTGGGTCGTTAGCCGTTACATGAAGGTAGCTGGTGAAATCTATGGTCGTGGTCCTGCGATTACCGCGCTGCCTGACATCAAGACACTGAACAAAACACTGGAACTCCTGCTAAAGAACGCATCGCTAGCAATCAGTGGTGTGTACACAGCAGCAGATGATGGCGTGTTGAATCCGCAGACAGTGAAAATTATCCCCGGTGCGGTTATACCTGTGGCGAGAAACGGTGGTCCGCAAGGCGAGTCTCTCAAAGCATTGCCCCGTGCTGGGGATTTCAATGTTAGCCAGATCGTTATCAATGATCTGCGTCAAAGCATCAAGCGTACCCTGCTAGATGAGTCGTTGCCACCAGACAATATGTCGGCACGGTCGGCCACCGAAGTCGTTGAGCGCATGAAAGAGCTGTCGCAAAACCTTGGCTCTGCCTTCGGACGCTTGATTAACGAAACCATGATTCCTTTGGTATCCAAAATCCTTGAGGTGATGGATGAAAAAGGTTTGATCGTAATGCCGTTAAAGGTCAACGGTATGCAGGTCAAGGTGTCGCCAGTAGCTCCGCTGGCAATGGCACAGAACATGGAAGAGATCAGCAACATTATGCAGTTCAAGCAGCTTGCCGAAGCGTTTGGTCCTGAAGGCCAGATGGCATTGAACAACGGTGAGACAGTCGATTACATCGGTGACAAGCTAGGTGTACCTGCCACACTGCGGATGAGTTCGATTGAACGTCAGCAGGCAATGGCGCAGCAGGCACAGATCGCCGCAGCAATGGCTGAACAGCAAGGTATGGTGCCAGCCGGTGCAACGCAAGTAGTAGAGCAAGCGTCAGGTGAAATGGAAGAGGGGGTGATGTAATGGACTACGGCAAGCGACCAGACGGTAGCCCAAAGGGCAAAGGATTCTTTGGTGAAATCCCACGCCCAGACGGCAATGTGATGACCGAGGTTAGCATTGGCGTAGGCTTAAACGGCAAGGAAACGCTGATCCCGTTGATCGTCCCAACACTAACCAAACAAGAGTTGGATTACTTGCGTAAAAGCAATGTTGATTCACCTGACTTTATGAAGAACATACCGCCATCGATCATCGACAAGGCGGTTGATTATGCGGCAGGGAGAGTCAAACAGAACAAATCTCCCTTTGCTGATTCCACGGAGAAGTTTAGTTTGCCAACAAAATAGGGAGAGTTATGGCTGGGTGGGATGATTTAGAAGCAATTCCTACAGTCGATGCGGCTGAAGTTATATCAAAAAGAGAAGAACTAGACCGCTTAGTGCAGCGCGTGTTTGGCACTGAGGACGGTAAAAAATTGCTGCAATGGATGCGAGGGGCTTACCTTGAGAATCCATCGTGGCAACCCGGTGCGGATAACAGTTATGGCTACTGGCGCGAAGGCCAGAACGCCGTTATCCGCGATCTTGAAGCTCGAATAAGGAGAGCCCTGCAATGACAGACACAGCAGATACTGGTGGCCTTCTCGCTGGTGAATCGATTGATTCCGCTGACGAGGCGACAACCCCGGAGGCTGGTGTAAGTGTTCCACATATTGACCAACCAACATCCCAAAACCTGTCCGCTGAGATCGATGACGATCCGCTAGAGCGGCCAGACTATTGGCCCGAGAAGTTCTGGGTCAAAGACAAGAACGAACCCGACCTCGAAGGGCTGGCAAAATCCTACTCGGAACTGGAGAAAAAGTTTCGTGCAGGAAAGCACAAGGCTCCTGAAGGCGGTAAATACGATACTTCCGTGCTGGGCGAAGACATCTCCGATGATCCTTTGGCAAGTGCTTATGTGGGCTGGGCTTCAAAATACGGTCTAAGCCAAGAAGCATTTGACGAAATGGCAAGTCAGTTTGGCGAGATCATGGGCGCTCAGTCCGAGATGACCCAGCAAAGTGCCGAGCGGGAACGGGCATTACTGGGTCCTAAAGCCGATGCCATCATCCAAGGCCATGCCCAGTGGGCAAGAGGGCTGGTGCAAAAGGGTATTTGGTCTGCGGACGACTTCGAAGAGTTTAAGGTCTGGGGCGGCACAGCCAAAGGTCTTAACGCTTTGACAAAACTTCGTGAGGCTTATGAAGGCCGGGTTCCTGTAGAATCCGTTCCTCTTGAGGGTGCGCCTAGCAAGGACGAACTCTACGAGATGGTAGGTCGCCCAGAGTACAAGACCGATCCACAATATCGGCGCAAAGTCGAAAAGCTTTTTCAGCAGGCGTTTGGCAGCTAACCTCTTCCTTCGTGGAGATTTCCCCGCTTCGGCGGGGTTTTTTATTTGCAATTTCCAAAAATGTAGTGTATAAGCTTGTCACAAGGACAACCCTCGTGGCCCTTTATGGAGGTGAACCTTCCCGCATCGGCGTGGCGTAAACGCAAGTCGCGGCCCAGTAAATCTGGATAACCAAGGCAAAGAGTGTTTTTTTAACTTTTTGACGAGGTAATAATATGGCAATCTCAGTATCTAATGCCTTTGTTACCCTGTTCGATGCCGAAGTTAAGCAGGCTTATCAAGCTGAGTCGGTCCTGCGTAACACGGTTCGTCTTCGTACAGGTGTAGAGGCTGCAACCCACAAGTTCCCGAAAATCGGCAAGGGCGTTGCAACAGTTCGCGTTCCGCAAACTGATGTTACTCCGCTGAATGTTACTTACTCGCAGGTAACAGTTACTCTCAGCGACTACATCGCTGCTGAGTATTCGGACATTTTCAACCAAGCTAAGATCAACTTTGACGAGCGTCAAGAACTCGTTCAAGTTGTGTCGAAGTCAATTGCTCGTCGTCAAGACCAGCTTATCATCGATGCTCTGACAAACTCCAGCACTGGCTTGACCGTTGCTTCCAGCGTGGGTGGTGCAAACACCAACCTGAATCTGGACAAGCTGCTGTCGGCTAAGAAGCAGTTGGATGCCAAGAACGTCCCACCGACTGATCGCTTTATCGTTATCCATGCCAACAACCTCGCGTCGTTGCTGGACGAGACAGAAGTGAAATCGTCTGACTTCAACACCGTCAAAGCACTGGTGGCTGGTCAGCTTGATACCTATCTAGGCTTCAAGTTCATCACCATTGGCGACCGCGACGAAGGTGGTCTTGCAATTTCGTCGGGTGATCGCAAGGTCTATGCGTTCCACAAGCAAGCAGTTGGTATGGCTGAAGGCATGGGCCTGACCACTCGCATCGATTACATCCCAGAGAAGACTTCGTATCTGGTTGCTTCGATGTTCTCGGCTGGTGCTGTGGCTATCGACGCTGAAGGCATCGTGGAAATCACTTGCGATGAAAACGGCGCGTAAAGGAGAGTAATCATGGCATTTTCAGCAACTGGCTTTACTGCCTACTCCACGTCAAAGCGTGGCAATGCGCCTTCGATGTATGCTTACAAGACAACCGATGCAATTGCGGATGTCAATACATCTGGGTATTTCAACTCACTATCAAGCACCCTTGAAGTGGGCGACATCATTCACTGCGTGACTTCGACCGGCACGACCGCCGTCGTCACTCTGGTGTATGTCGTTTCCAACGCAAGCGGCGTTGTTGACGTAACCGACGGCACCACGCTGTCGGCTACCGACGGCGATTAAGTCGTCATCATTGAAGTGTCGGGGGCTGGTCTCTTTTAAGGGATCGGCCCCTTCTCACATTAAGAGGTTTACATGGCAGCAGGCGATACATCAATTCGAATCTGTTCTGATGCGTTACTGCTGATCGGAGCAAAACCTATTTCGTCGTTCAGTGAAGGTACAGACGCAGCCAACATTTGCGACCGTATCTATCCCAACGTCCGCGATTCACTGCTACAGCAGTATCCGTGGGCCTTTTCATTTAAAAAAGTCTCACTATCCCAGATTCTTACTACCCCAATCAATGAATGGCGGTACGCTTATCAGCTTCCTGCGGATCGTATTGGCCCACCCCGTGCTGCATTTACCAGCACCGCTGTCGGTGAGCGCCCGTTCCAGCAATGGGAGCTTTATGAAGACAAGCTATTAACTAACTCGACAACAATAGTTGTTGACTATCAGTTCTCGGTACCTGAAAACAAAATGCCGGTGTACTTCGTTCAGTTGCTGAAGTACATGATGGCATGGCACTTGGCAGAGCCGCTGACCGATCAGGCCAGCAAGGCACAGTATTGGCAAGGTGTTGCGGTTGGCGCTCCGTCTGAGAATGGCCGTGGTGGCTACTTCCGGATTGCTGCCAACATTGAAGGCCAAGGCCAGCCACCGCAGTCGATTGAAGATTACAGCCTAATTGCTGTGAGGTATTGATGACACGCTTCATCAACATTCAGACCAACTTTACTTCGGGTGAGATTGACCCGTTGCTCCGTGCGCGTATTGACTTAAAGCAATACGAGAATGCCTGCGAGAAGTTGACGAATGTTATTGTGCAGCCACAGGGCGGTGTAAAGCGTCGTTCAGGCTTAAAGTACATTGCAGAGATTGCTAATGCCTCGTCTGGCGCACGGCTAGTTCCGTTTGAGTTTTCGGTAACAGACAGCTATATGCTGTGCTTTACCAATAACCAGATGGCTGTCTTTAAGGATGGCGTACTGATTACGAACATCAATGCGTCTGGCAACGATTATCTAAGCACCAGTGGCGTTGGTTTGACAGGTTCTCGTTTAAACACCATCTGCTACACGCAGTCAGCAGATACAATGATTATTGTCCACCCGGACGTTGCTCCAGTTAAATTAGTGCGTGGTGCCAATGATGCGTCTTGGACAATATCTACGATCACTTTTGATTCGATCCCGTTTTACGCATTTACTCAGACCTTTACGAATCCTGCTGCGACGCTTACCCCTGATAAGACTTCTGGGACGGTTAAGGTTACGGCATCCGCTTCGGTGTTTACGTCTGGCAGCGTCGGGCAATACATCAATGCTACGCCGCAGGGACGGTTAAGGATAACGTCCTATGATTCTGGCACGGTGGTACGCGGAATTACTGAGATTCCCTTCTTTGATACAAACGCCATTGCCAGTGGTTCATGGGAAGTCGAAGGCGGCTACGAAGCTGTTTGGTCTAGCACTAAAGGCTGGCCGAGAACCGTCACCTTCCACGAAGGACGGTTGTACTTTGGCGGCAGTAAGTCCAGAGTGTCAACGATCTGGGGCAGCAAGGTAGGTTTGTTCTTCGACTTTAGACCGGACAGTGGATATGAAGACGATGCGCTTGAGGCAACTCTGGACACGAACCAGCTTAATACCATCGTTGATCTTATTTCAGCTCGTGATCTTCAAGTGTTTACTACTGGTGCTGAGTTCTATGTGCCGCAGTCTGGTCTGGACCCTATCACGCCGACCAACTTCTTTGTCAAAGGCGCAAGTAAGAACGGAGCAAAAGAAGGTGTCCGAGTTCAGCAGCTTGACGGCAGTACCATCTACCTACAGCGCCAAGGCAAATCGCTTAACGAATTCCTCTACACGGATACCGAAGCGACTTATGTAACGCAGCGCGTATCGCTGTTATCTTCGCACTTGATGAAGAACCCAAAGCGTCTTGCTTTGCGGAAAGCAACGTCTACCGATGAAGGTGACTTGCTGCTGATACCGAATGTAAGTGATGGCACAATGGCGGCTTACACGGTGCTAAGAAGCCAACAGATTGTTGCTGCCACAGAGTTTACAACCGACGGGACGTTTGAAGAAGTCGGCGTAGATGTAACTGATATTTATGTACTTGTGAAACGAGTTATTGGTGGAACGAATCGTTACTTTGTTGAGCTGTTTACCGATGGTACTTTCACCGATTGTAACAAGACTGGTGGTGCTGGTTCTGGTGCTTCAGGCCTGCCGCTTAATGGCAAGACTGTTAATGTCATAGCCGATGGCGTTGTGCTGGAGAACGAGGTGGTGGCAAGTGGTGCGGTGACATTTGAACGCCCAGCTGCAACTAGCTACGAGGTTGGCTTGCCGTTTACCACTCGCGTCAAGACCATGCCTGTCGAGGTGAAGACAACGGCTGGCGTTAGAACATCATTCAAGAAACGCATTGTTGAAGTCAATGCGATTGTTTACGAGACACAGCACTTTGTTATCAACGACAAGCTGGTGACGTTTAAGAAGTTTGGTGAAGACATTCTTGACCAACCTGAACCGTCATATACTGGCATCAAGGAACTTGAGGGCATCCTTGGCTACACCAGAGAAGCATACGTCGATGTCACGCAGACTTTGCCGCTGAAGATGACATTGCTTGGTCTTGAATATAAAGTGTCTACTTACGCGGGGACATAATGCAGGCTATTCCTTATATTTTTGCCGCAGTTGCCGCTGGCTCCAAGATTTATGGTGGCATCCAGCAGCAGAAAATGTACAACTTTCAGGCCGAGCAGACTCGCCTGCAAGGTGAACGAGAGGCTTTGAAAGGCCGCATTACTGCGCTGAACTACAACAATCAGGCATTGGACATTCTGAAGAACCAGCGCCGTTTCTACGCTGCGGTCAACGCTCGTGCAGCGGCTGGTGGCGTACTAAGCCAAGAAGGTTCTGCGGCAGAAGTTGCATTCCAGCAAGGTGTGCAGTCTAGCCGTGACTTTGATATTTCACGCGAGAACGCGATCCAATCACTGAATGCTGGCCTAGAGGCACAACTGGCTTCTGGCGTACAGGCAGACATCTACCGCTCGGCTGGTAAGGCAGCGATGACCTCGGCATTGTTCGATGCTGCGATTGGTTCCGTCTTTGCGTTCAAGGCAGGTAAAGATTTAATGACACCTTCCTCTGGCGGTGGCAGTCCGTTTGCGCCGATTGAAGAGCGCAGCATTGGCTACGGAATGGAATCTTGACATGGCCGAATTACCTAAAGTACAAGCCGCCAATGTACAACGTGCAGCACTTGCTGACGTTCCTTCTTTGCGTTTTGAAGACTTAGCAGTCACTGCCAGAGCTGGCGGCAACATTGGTGATGCACTTGATCGGATGTCGCAGTCCTTGCTTAAAGCGCAAGAGGAAGATGTTCGCCGTAAGGCAGCAGAGTATGCGATTGAAAGGCCGCTGACCCCAGAACAATGGCGTGACATTCGCCGCGATCCTAAAGAGCTAGACAAGTACTTCAAAGGTCAGGGTAAGGTTTTCAAAGAAACCTACATGGCAGCGCAGGCATCTCAGCTAAGTTCCGAGTTGACGGTCCGGCTTGAGAACCAGTTTGACCTGTTAAAGAAAAAGCTTGAGCTAGGCGAGATTACCGAGCAACAGGCTGTGGCTACGGTGCGTGATGCAATTGATGGTGCTATGCCTGTCGTTGCGTCTATGAGTCCAGAAGTCGGCTTAAAGTTCAAAGCCAATGTGGCTATGCGCGGATCGTCTGTGTACGAGAAAGCCGTGCAGATGACGGCAAGACGCACTAAGACGACTGATGAAATTGTATTGAAGCAATATATTGATACGTTCCCAGACCAGATTGATTTTCAAATCAGCAAGCTAATTGGAAGCGGTGCGTCTGTTGACATGAAGCAGATTGAGTCTGTTGTATTAAGAGACCCTGCCATGTTTGCCGCAAAGCATGGTGATGAAAATACATTTTTTACGCCTGCAAATAAAGCATTCCGGGCTGCTGTTACCGCAAGAATCAAGAATGCTGTCAACTCGCCTGCTGCTTTGGATAATCCACAGATTGTTCAGAAAGCACTGGAAAGTGGACAATTCAATATCAAGGTCAATGTTGCTGGCAATGAGGTGCCGATTGACTTGCAGGCCGAGTGGAACTACCTGAACGACGAAGAGAAGAAGTCGGTCCGCGAAGAGTTCAATGCTGGATTCAATGCGCGTTATAACTTAATTACCAAAAGCCGTGAGATTGATAAGTTGACTTCATCTCGGGCGGTCATTGAAGTTGCTGAAGGCTTGCGTGAAAAATTTCTGGCCTATGATGCTGGTGATCCGGGTGTAAGTGCAGCAGGCATCTCTGAGTTCTTGGCTGGGAAAGCTAAAGAGTTTAAGAGTACGGCTGCGGCTGTCAATTCCCCTGAGATTACCAAAGCTGCATCAGATGGCCTGATGGTCGTTTATAAGCAGTTTATCTCTGACTTTGTACAAACAAAGATGACACCGGACCAGCAGAAGAGTCTGGTGCTTGGTCAGGCTGCTACTGGCGACAACTCTAAGTCGATCAACTACATCTTCCAGTCTGCTGATCTGGCTACCAAGGTTGAACTTCAGAAACATCTGCGTGAGGAAATCACTGCGCGTAACTCATTCCTTGCCAGCGAAGACCGTCGTGTAGAAGACGCTCGTAAAGATGCGGTAAGAGAAAAAATACAAATAATCTTTGGGAAGCCTAGAAATTCCCCAGAAGTTAAGGTTGCGCTTGCTGAACTAAAAACGCTTGATTCCCTCAAGTGGACTGACATTACTAAAGCATTTGCTGCTGGTCGTACCCAAGATGATGGCGGCACAATTCGTCAGCTACAGATTGCCAGAGCGAATGGCACACTGAATACAGACATGGTGTTGCGATTAGGCAGCAACCTGACGCTTAATTCTCAAGAGCAATACTTTGGTTACGCTTTGACAGCGATGGACAAAGAAAACCAACTTGCTGATGAAAAGGCTAGGAACAAGCTTAAATATACAAAAGCAATTGCCGATGCTGTCAACAAGACTGCTTCTGACATTGAGGCACAAAACGCCTACATTGCCGTCTCTACTGAATACAGTGATCGTTACAACAAGTGGCGCTCTACTGTCGGCTCAAAAGACCAGAAGCCGTGGAATGCAATGCAGGAAATGGATACCCTTCTCAAAGATGCGGTCAAAGACAAAGAGGCAAAGGTTGTTAATGGCGCTCGATCAAGGGTTGATTCGTTCCGCAATACTTACTTGCCTAAAGGTAAGACATATACTGATGATGCTATTCGCGCTCAAATTCAATTGAGTATTTCTGGGCAGAAGAGTGACCTGACGACGAAGCTTGCCCCGCAAGACTTGCGCTTGTATATCAATGATCTTGATTCGCTGAAGGGCAAATAATGGATTTCGATCAAGAATATCTAAAAGCCAAGATCATGAAGTCTGGCGACCAGCCGCTTGATATGCGGTTGGATGCTGATGGCGTGATGCGTTACTACCTGCCTGAAGCAGAAGTGGCGATGGAAGAAACGCCTGCGCCTGCTGCTGCACCGTCATTGCCTGAAGTCGTGGTTACTGGCAGCTTGCCAAAGCCTGCGAAGAAGGCTGTGAAGCCACCAGTGTCGCCAAAGCAAGGTCAGCTTGATCTGGGTGAGGCCAAGGCAATCCAGCCTACTGGGGCCATGAGCGCACTAAAGAGCGTGGGTCAGCTGATCCAGTCTGGTGCTGAGAAGATTGACTTTGATGTGCTGGGCTTGCCCGGCATTGGCACACTGACGCTGAAGGACTTGACCGTTGGTGACTTGGGTAAAGTGCTGGTCAACATTGCTGAAGGCTTCCCGCCGGTGACTGGCAGCGGCCAGACGTTAAGCCCAACAATGGAGTCGGCTGAACTAATTAACTTGGCTCCGGCAGCAGGCTTGGCTTATAAAGGCGGCAAGAAAGTAGCCAAATCACTAGCTCCGGCTGCTGGCGAAATGCTTGCGAAGTATGCAGAAAAAACTGGCATTACACAATTTGCATTGCCACGGGTTGATTCAATTGAGCGATTTCCAGTTGGGCCAGCAAATATTAAACCCAAAGTAATTGCTGAAAACAAACCTTTGTATCGTGAAACTAATGTTGATGGGTTGACTGACTTGTTGAGACAAGACGGCCAGTTTTCTTATGCCAATGTATTTGTCACAGACAATGCTGACATTGCGCTTGGTCAAGGCGTAAATAAAGGTGTTACTGTCAAGTTTAGGCCAAACTCTGTCAGTGGTGAAGAAAGCAAAAAGCCAATGACAGGAAACTTGGCTGGTCGAGAATATAAGGCAGACGTTGTGGCTCCGAGATCAATTGAGTCAATTACCTTTGCAAAAGAAGCTGATCTAAAGAAGGTAAAGAGTTTGGCGGCACGAGTTCTTCAAACAGAATTTGAGCGCGTAAGTGATGGCGGCAAAGGCATTACGTTTGTCCGTAAAGCAACCAGCACTGAAGGTAGAAAGTAAATGGCTATCCAACAAGGCATTGAGAACAAGCTGGATCAGATGACGACATCTGTTGCTGCTGAGACTATCCCAGTACCGGATGCGTCCCCAATTGATGTTCAGGAAGTTGAGCAGGAAGTTGCTGTCCAGACAGGTGTTGCGCCAGAAGAGTTCCCTGAGTACGAGCCGCTTGCTGGTATTGGTGAGAAAGTCGGTGGGCTTGTTATCAAAGGCGCTAAGAAGATGCTGCCAAAGAAGGCGGCTACCACAGTAGAGGAAGCTGTTCAGGCTGTCCCCAAGGTTATTAAGCGCGTCAAGAATGCCACCAAAGCTGCTGAACAGCGCAGCGTGATGATTGATGAGCCGGTTGAGCCAAAAGTCCGTGGTAATACCATCACAATTATGCCGGAGACTGAAGCCGGTATGCAGTCGTTTCTGGATGGCCTTGGCGCTCAGAAGGGCAAGGGCATCAACATTGTCCGTCTGATCGACGATGCCACTGGCGATGCAAGGGATAGCCTTGAGTATCTGAATGCGATCAAGAACGCTAACCCTGATCTGATTGAGTCTGCCCGTCGTGGCACACTGAACATGGATGCGTTGATGGCTGCGGCTGAAGCCCGTGGCATGGACGACATCGTTAAGATGTTTCTGAACCGCAAAGAGGGCGAGGTCTTCAATGCGGAAGACTTTTTAGCTGGCTTCATCTCATCGGTTGCGCTGAACAACGAAGCCCGTGCTTTGGGCAAGAAGGCTATCCAGACTGGCACAGATGCCGACAAGGCTGCATGGCTGAAGGTTGTCAACGCTGAAGCCGATATGCTGGCCTCAGTATCTGGTGTGGCAAGTGAGAGCGCCAGAACCATGTATACGGTCAGTCAATTGGCACAGACCACTGGCATTGACATGGCATCGATTGCTGGTCGCTCACAGAAGATTCAGCAGATCGCCAGAGACTTTGGTGGCGGCAAGAACATTGATGTTGCCATCCGGCTGTATGAGAGTCTGGACAATCCTGCCCAGCAGGCACGGTTTATTAAGAAGAGCATTGGTGCCAAAACTGTCGATGCCTTGATGGAGATTTATATCAACTCCATCCTGAGTAGCCCAGTTACCCACATGGTCAACGTCACATCGAATTTTATTCGATTGGTCGCTGACGTTCCTGAAACAGCATTGGCTGGTGTCATTGGGAAGGCAAGGACTGCAATTACAGGATCAAAGGATCGGGTGTATTCCAGCGAGGCATTTGCTTCGTTGTCTGATCTGCCTGAAATCATGCGTGACTCGTTCTTGATTGGCGGCAAGGTATTTGCCCGTGGTGAGCCTGTCAGTACCGTCAATAAATTGGAGTTGAATACCCGCAAAGCAATTACCGCAAAGAACTTCAGTATTCCCGAGAACAGTCTTGGTGGCCGTGCTGTCGATGTATTGGGTAACTACTATCGGTTGCCGGGCAGATTCTTGGTGACAGAGGACGAGGTATTTAAGTCGGTGGCTTCCCAGCACTTGCTGCGTAAGGTGGCAAAGCGCGACAGCATGAAGCTGTACGATGACCTACTTGAGCAGAAACAGACTAAAGAGTTTGCTCGTGCTGCTGCCTCAAAGCGGTATGCAGAAATAATGCAGAACCCGCCAGAGAACATCATTGCGGATGTTCGTGAAGGCGCAAAGGAGATGGTATTCCAAGGCGATCTGCCTGACTTCCTTGCAAAGATGGAGCCGTTTTTCAACCATCCGGCTGTCAAGCTGATCGTCCCGTTCTACAAGACACCCAGCAATGTCATCCTGCAAACACTAGAGCGTAGCCCGGCACAGTTCGTCAATCCTAAGTTTTACCAGACGTTGAAAGCTGGTGGTCCTGAAGCTGATCTGGCTTTGTCCAAGGTTGCGCTTGGCTCGTCCACAATGGGCATGATTGCTTGGGGCGCTATGGGCGGCTTTGGCGACAACATGGTCATTACTGGTGCTGGCCCTAGTGATCTTGCAGCTCAACAGAATTTGCAAGCAATGGGCATCATGCCGTACACCATCAACTTCAAGGATGCTGATGGCAACTGGACTGGCTACAGCTACAACCAGCTAGGACCGGAGGCTGGTGTCATTGCGATGGCGGCTGACTTTGCCTACTACGCCCAGCACGAAGAAGACAACTCGGTGTTGGAAGGCTTGGCTTTAGCTATGACTTTGAGCGTGGCTGAGTTCATGACTAGCCTGCCGATGGTGGAAGGCATTGCTGACATCTCTAAGGCCTTTGGACCGCAGCAGCGTGAGATGAAAGATAAGCTGGCTAGGGTTGTCGAAGTTGCATCAGAGAAAGCTGTGTCTGCTGGCCTGAATGTCTTCCCAACTGTCTCGTCTGGCTTTGCGGCCACAGAGCGGTGGATCATGCCTGATGGCTCCAGCACTATGCTGCCAGCCAAGGGTATGTTCAACGAAGACCCTACCCGTCTGCCAGCACCGCTCAGAGGCTTCTACGAGGCGCTACAGAAGGCCAAGGCGCGTAATCCGTTCTTCTCTAAGGATATGCCACCAAAGCTTAACCGCTGGGCTGAGACTGTCCCACAGGGCAATGGCTCGGCATATGAGCTATTCACCCCGTGGAAAACCTACAGCCAGCAATATAGCCAAGTTGGCAAGGAATTGCAGCGGCTGGAGGCTGGCATAAAAATGCCAGAAAAGAAAAAAGGTGGTGTTATTTTTAACGCCGAGCAATATAATTTTCTTCTGAAAACGGCGATGGAGATTGATGCTTCTGGCCGGGGTCCGGGAGAGAAGAGCGCAACTGGGGATGGGTACGATCCCGGTGCCACAATGTATTCGATGATGGTCAATAAGATTCGTTCACCAGAGTACGCTCTGATGGACAAAGAGCAAAAGGCTGATTCTTTGCAGGCAATCGCTTCTGTCTTTGACAGGATGGCACTGGAGAAGCTGAAGATGAAGGACCCCGATCTCGCAACCCGTTTAAGGCTTGAGGACTAAGAGGTAACAATATGGCAATCGATATTTCTGATGTACTGCGTAGAGTTGTCTATGCGCCTAATGGTACAGGACCGTATCAGTTTACCTTCGAGGTTCTCGCGCAGACAGACATTGCTGTCTATCGTGGCTCCACGTTGCTGACACTAACGACTGACTATACCGTCAGTCTTAATGTCGATGGCACTGGCTCGGTTACGCTGGTAACTACCGCAGGCACAAGTAACATCACCATCGTTGGGGACCGTGGTATTGCCCGGTCTACTGACTTCGTGACTGGTGGCGACTTGCTGGCTAACTCGCTGAACGAAGAGTTAGATGCTCAGACGATCTTCAATCAGCAGACATATGAGTTGGCGCTGCGTGGTCTAAAGGCTCCGGTCTATGACCCGACAGACATCAACATGACACTGCCTGCAAAGTCATCGCGTGTTGGCAAAGTGCTTTCATTCGATGCGACGACAGGTGATCCTGTTGCATCGATTACTGCAACTGAAGTAATGAACGCGCAGACGTATGCTACTAACGCTGCTAACAGTGCTACAGCGGCTGCATCCTCAGCTTCTTCGGCATCCACCTCGGCCTCAAGCGCCAGTAGCTCTGCCAGCACAGCTACGACTCAAGCCAGCAATGCTTCGACCTCTGCGTCGAATGCTTCGACCAGTGCGACGAACGCATCCAACTCGGCCAGCTCGGCATCGACCAGCGCCAGCAACGCAGCAACCTCGGCGACGAACGCATCCAACAGCGCGAGTGCAGCTAGTACGTCGGCGACCAACGCATCGAACTCAGCAACAGCTGCCAGCACGTCTGCCAGCAATGCCAGCACAAGTGCAACAAACGCATCGAACAGCGCCACTGCTGCGGCCACAAGTGAAACAAATGCAGCGACATCTGCTGCGGCTGCTGCGGCTGCGTTGGATAACTTTGATGATCGCTACCTTGGTGCGAAGTCTAGTAACCCGACGGTGGACAATGACGGCAACGCACTGCTGACAGGTGCGTTGTACTACCGCACGACCACGCCTGTGGGCATGAAAGTCTACGACGGCGCTCAGTGGCTGGAGGCTTCTGCTGCCCAGCAGTCGCTGATGGTGACCTATGAGTATGTCGCCACCTCAGGCCAGACTACTTTCTCCGGCACAGATGCCAATGGCGCGACTCTCTCCTATGTCGCCAACAGCATCAGCGTATCGTTGAACGGCGTGACGCTGCGTCCGGGTGATGACTACACCGCGACCAACGGCACCAGCGTTGTGCTGACTTCTGCTGCCGCGCTGAACGACGAGCTGATGGTAATCGCCTTCGCTGTGTTCAACGTGGCAAACGCTGTCGCCAAGACCGGCGACACAATGACGGGTGCGCTGAATCTGCAAGCGAACTTGGTATTCGACGGCAACGCACGGCGCATCACTGGCGACTTCAGCAATGCGACGATTGCTAACCGTGTGTTGTTCCAGACGAGTACGGCTAACTCTAATTCCTCTCTGGGTGTTATCCCAAACGGAACAGCGCAACAAGGAAACATTCGCTTATACAACAACTCAGACCCAACTAACGCATCAATTCTTGAAGCGCTTTCTGGCGGCGGCGGCGAGGTTTCCGTTCGTTCCGGCATCACAGGAACCGGCACCTACCTCCCCATGACCTTCTGGACGAATGGCAGCGAGACAGCGCGTTTTAGTGCCACGGCAAAGACTTTGATTTTGTCTGGTGGTGACACAACTGCAAACGGCACAGGCATCACCTTCCCTGCTACGCAATCTGCATCATCTAACGAAAACACGCTAGATGATTATGAGGAAGGAAGCACAACCATCTTTTTTGCAGACAACACTTCTGGCGGAAACGCCTATGGAGTAAATTGCCGATACGTAAAAATCGGGAAGTGGGTGTATATAAACTTTTCTGCTTATTATGATTCAACCCCAACTTGGACAGCGGGAAACGCAATTTATATTCGAGGGTTGCCTTTTACTACTCAACATGAAGGTTGTGCTGGGGCGTTCATGTTGTGGACTACATTAGGAAATAGCGTTCCAATTTACGCTTGGCAGCCAAGTGGACAGACTTACTTTGTTCTTAGACAACTTGACTGGGGCGTCACCATTGTTGGGTCAAATATGCGGTCGCAATTGCTGACGTATGGAAATCTTATGTACATAACAACAACCTAATTATCTACACCGGACTAGTGTAGATGGACTCTGAAAGGAAACAGAAATGGCAATTACCAAAGAAACGGTTGTAGACCAAATCACCGTAACAGAGAACGGTATTGTGCTGTATCGCGAAGCCACTAGGATCATTGAAGACGGCAAGGTGCTGACACAGACTTACCACCGCACAAGCCTGACACCGGGGCAAGACCTTGCTGGTCAGCCAGCAAATGTGGTCGCCATCGCGCAAGTGGCATGGACTCCTGAAGTGATCGCTGCGTATCAAGCACAGCAAGCCGCATTGGAGGCCAAATAATGCCACGATCCAGAGAACTAGCAGAACTTGCCACCAGCTATGACAGCGGTGGCTCACTTGGTTTCCGTAACCGCATCATTAACGGTGACTGTAGGATCGACCAGCGGAATAACGGGGCGAGTAGCACTATTGCAGGGACTCGTACTTATTATCTCGATAGATGGAACTCTGTGGAGACTACGGACGGCGCTGCAACTATTCAACAAGTAACGGATGCCCCTTCTGGTTTCAACAACTCGTTAAAAGTTACCGTGACTAGCACAGACACAAGTCTGGGAGCCACGCAATTTATAGATGTTCAAACACGCATCGAAGGATTCAACATTGCTGACCTCGGGTGGGGAACTGCATCTGCAAAGCCGGTAACTCTGTCGTTTTGGGTTCGCTCAAGTTTGACTGGGACTTTTGGCGGTTCCTTCACAAACGACTCCGACAGGTCTTATCCTTTTACGTACACGATTTCATCCGCAGACACATGGGAACAAAAATCTGTCACTGTTGTTGGTGACACAACTGGAACGTGGGCAACAAATAACGCAAAAGGCATCTTGGTCACTTTTGGGTTGGGTGTCGGCTCTACTTATAGCGGCACAGCCGGAGCATGGGCTGGTAGTTTTTTGTTGTCAGCCACGGGCGCAGTCAACCTAATGGCAACCAACGGAGCCACCTTCTACATCACTGGCGTACAACTAGAAGCTGGCTCAGTAGCAACACCATTTGAGCGCAGAGATTATGGGCGTGAGTTGGCGATGTGCCAGCGGTATTACGAAGTGTTGGATTTGAAATCACTGATGGGTACTGCTGGTGGATTTACAGTAGCAACTGCATATTTCAAAACAGACAAAAGAGCTGCCCCTACTTTGGGTACATACGTTAATAGTCCGCAGGGGGCGCTTGCAGCCCCGACTGGAACAGATTTTATCGGCACTAGGTCTGTCGCTTTTGTTACTAACACTACCTCTATGAACTTTTCTGTACCTGCGTCTGCGGAGCTATGACAATGTATAAAAAGTTAAACCATCCAATAACAAAGCAACCAGCGGAATGTGTAAGCCGCTTAACAGATGGCGCTTGCATTCCATTCGACCCAGCCAACACGGATTACCAAGCCTATCTAAAGTGGCTTGCCGAGGGCAACGAACCATTGCCAGCAGACGAGGTGTCAGGTGAATGATTGGCTGACTAACCTTGGCGTTGGTGCTGGTGCTGCTGTTGCCGGTGCCTATGCCATGTACCGCAAGGTGCTGGCTGACAACCGCGAAGGCCGCATCAACAGCACGACAGACGCTGCTACCCAGCAGGTCATCCAGATGCTGCGGGAGGAAGTGTCACGCCTGTCTGATCGGCTGGCTGCGGTCGAGGAACAGAACCGTCGGTGCGAGGAGATGAACGATAGCCTGCGCGAAGAGATCATCAGCATGAAGAAGCAGCTCCACCTGTTCTGATGTGCTTGACCCGATCACAATTGCTGCGGCCTACAAGGCCTGTACCACAGCAATCGATCTTGCCAAGAAAGGCGTTGAGTTATACAAGCAGATTAAATCCACGAGCGGGGATGTCAGCGATGTACTGAAAGACCTGCGAGAGCAGTACAACAGAATAGCCAGCCCGAGTAAGGAGCAGACGAAGCAGTACAACGAAGAGGTAAAGAAGGTGCAGGAGGTGGCGAAGGCCGCGCCAGATGATGTGCTGAATGACATCTGGTCAAACCTTGGCAACTTCATTGACCAGTATGAGGCGCTGGCAAAGATTTATGTACAGAGCGAGGCAGCAGCGAAAGAGGTTTACAAGGGTGATCTGTCGCTAGGTCGCAGGGCTCTGGAGCGTATCCGTCTGGAGTCTAAGCTGGACGAGATGCTGGCGCAGGTGCGAGAGCAGATGGTCTACAACACGCCACCAGAGCTGGGGTCTGTGTGGTCAAGGTTTGAGAAGGCATGGCATGACATACAAAACGAGCAGGCAGATGCGCTGGCAATAGAAACCAGAAAGATTCAGGCAGCTAGATGGCAACGAAAGCAGGCGGTAAATCGGCTCAAGGCGCGTCTGGTATACG